CATTATCAAGTTGTGCAGCAGTACCTGCAGCTGGAACAACTTTTACTTTGCCTGTCAAACTAGAACTTCCTGCTCGTGGATCTCCAAGAGGTTTGTATAAATCTGCTGTTTGATCCCAATACTGAGGAATTAATTTTTTATCAACATCCCGCAACATACTTTTAGTATTATAAGCCATAACCTAGCCTCCTTAATTTTTGAAATAACCGTCTTTTCTCAATAAGAAAAGAGGGCTATTAAGCCCCCCTTATGCTATTCTTCGATGAGTTGATATGGGGAGATAAAATAGCCCTCTTCATTAGGGAGTAGCAACTAGATCAGCAATATCGACTACTTCATTAAACCAGTTTTCTGCTACACCAGCTGGAATCTCTTCGTTATTAGTATCTGCTTCAATATCCGATACTCCATCAAACTTACGAGCTGCAAATTTACCCGTAATTGTACGTGTTTGAAATTCCACTGATTCACCTTTTGTAGCAAATTCTTGACCAGGAACTTGGAATTTCCCTTTATATAACCACACTAATTTATCACTATTGTCATCATTTTCACTTCTAAATCCTACTGCAATATAAGGTGCTTTATCAGTTTTTTTTCGAATCAAAACGCCATTTCGAAGCTCATGACCCAATACATCAGCTTGCACAGGTAATGGAATTTCAGAAGTTCCTAATTCTAATTCAGTTTCGCCGGAACTTGTAGCTACTGCTGCTACACCATTATCTGCATATAAAGATGTTGAAGATGAGTTACGGTTTACATTTGAACTCATCGCTGGAGCAAATGGTTTTACTGGACCTGCTGTATAACCTGTTTCATCGTCTTTTGTTACTTTTGCATAAACTAATTTATCTAAACTAATTGTTGCCATCTAACATTCCTCCTAATTTTAAACATAATAAAAACGAAGTGCCTTATGATAGACCTTCGTTTCATTTTTATATAGATCGACTGCACTGCGCCTTTTAAACCCAGCTTCAATTAATGCTTTTTTTACTTGATCCACTAAGCCGGTGTATAGACTACCATCTTTTGTCCACACATCTATTTGTATAAAGTAGCTTGTACGTTTTTCCTTATTATCAGCATCTAAAGCAGATCCTTCCCCAGACTCAAAAAAAGTGATGTATGTGGAAGAATCACCTGAATAATTCACAGGATAAACAGGGTATTTTAACGGCCTTAATGCATCCATGATAATTTTATTTATGCTCATAGGCGTGCCAACTCCTGACGAATAACATCACTCATGACATGTTGAATCTTATCCTTAACAGCTAAATAAGCAGGCTCTACAAAAGGATTTGCAGACATTGTACTGGCGCCAAATTCATGGAACCAAGCATAGAAAAAATCTTTATGTGGACCAATATCAATATTTCCATCAATTACTTCTGAAATAATGATGCTATCGGCTAAATGCTTTTTATTAAAAGTAGAACGTGGTGCTCTACGTTCGATTTCGGCACGTAATATTTCAGCACCAGCTTTTAATGCTTTCTCAGCAATACGTTCTCCAATTTTATCTAGCTGTTTAAGATAGTTTTTTAACTCTGGCATACCACTTAAGTCAAGGCCCATTGTTAACCCTCACCTTCATATGCTTTACAGATTACTTCCACAATCTCGCCCCTGTCATAAGTCCGAACAACCTCATAACGTTTAGATTCATAATCTATATGATCCTGTGAATCATAATCTACGGAACGTATTTCAAACATAACTTCTAAAGCCTCACCAGTTTGAGCAGCTAAATAAAACTCGCTACTTCTTACACTTTTTTTATTAGCGAATACTTCTGTTTTATCATCTGGAGCACTAGGTTTTTCATAACCATTTTCATCTTGTCCTGCTTTGTTAATCACAACTAATTCAATAACATCACTAAACCGCATTATAATCACCTGACAAACTTAAAGCTCTCTTTTGTGAAAGAAACGATTCTGCAAATTTCTCATAGTCCGGATTATCAAATCCAAAATTAGCTTTGACATAAGTAATTAAAGCTCTCTTGATTAATGGATCTTCATCTTTTTTCGCTATTTCAGAGGAAACTCCCGCCTGGATAAGTTCAAGACGGGCTGCTTCAAGGAGATCCTTTATCTCATTATCAAAAGCACTGCTCTTCATGCGTACAGCTAACTTTGCATCATCTAACAACATGATCACTCACCTGCTTTCATGGCGGCAATCGCTTCCTCTTTACCTTGAATCTTTTGTCCATCAGAAAGTTCATACCATCCACCTCCAGTGTGTTTAGGAAACTCACTTTCGTTATTGGACTTTTCAAGAAAACCTTCATCCATTAAAAAGGCGATCCGATTAGCATTTTCATGCGTGTACGAATCGCCTTTTTTGTATACTTTTTTACTTTCTTTATCTCGAAAACTAGTAATTACTTTATGATCACTCATGCTTCTTCAACTCCATTTTTATATTTTAAACAGTAGGAGTGCCAGATTGAAGAATAACAAATGCTTTGCTATCAAGAACATCCCCGTCCACAATTGCATACCCCATGTAGTCAGTTAAACGCTCACGAACGTGATCTTCACGGTACATAGTGATATCTTCATTGATATTTGCTACGTAACCTGCTGATACGTTAGCTATTAAGAATTCACCTTCTGGAATAGCTGCATCCGGTTTAATAGAACGACCTAAGATACGACCTACTCCACCTGATTGAACATCTGTAATAAACATCGGACGACCTTGGCCATCCACAATATTAGCAAGGATGTTCCAGATAGATGAGTTACTAGCGTAAATTGTTGCGCCATTAACGTATGATGAATGGATAGCTGCCATAACACCTGTAAGAGTTTTGAACTCTACGCCTTTTGTTTCATCATACTCAAGGATTTGTGGTGTATCAACTTCTGCTGTAAGAACTGTTTTAATACCGCGTGGCTCAGGCTTAAATGTATCTCCTGCACCTGGCTTACCTTTACCTTCGTAAACAGCTTTAGATAAAGAAATACCCATCCGGTCACCAATTTCACGAATAATGTATGCTTCGAATTCAGCAAGAGCCATTTTCTTAAGTTTCCAAGTTACTTGAATAGCTTTCGCTAGTTCGCAGCCTGTTAAATCCAATTGACCGAATCCTAATTTGTCAGTATCAACTGTTTGATCCTCAGTATACCAACGAGCATCTACAGAATTGCCATCTGATTTAAGCATAGACAAGTTTCCTGGTACGCGGAACTTACGAACATCTGCCCACAATGGATATTGCTCTTCAGCACGTTTCCAAATACCTGCAGCAATTGTTTTCGGAATAAGAATTTGACTGTTTTCAGTAGTGTGTGTGAAAGCACGATATTCATCATTAACTTTATTGAAAGTATCACGCTCTTCTGATGTTAATGTTTGACCCATCATTTCTTTTGCCCATAAAGAACGGTATTCTTCAGTATCAATAGCATCATTCCAGTTCATGCTACGAATTTCAGCTTTTGGCTTCTCCTGTTCCTTTGGCTTGGGAATTTCACGGCCTTCAATTTCTTCAGCATTAATTTTTTCAGCCATTTCGCGACGTTCTTGAATTTTTTTCTCTTCTTCTTGAAGCTCGCGAAGCTCTTCTTGGATTTCCTCTACGTTAATGTCCTCATCACCTTGAAGTAATGTTCTAATTTCTTGTTTACGTGCTAAAATTTCTTTTAATCGTTTGTTCATGTTATTCCCTCCAAAATTTATTATAGGTATGTTTGTAAAATTAATTTTTTTCGTAATTCTCGATTCTCATGAATCTTCTTTTCCTCTAAATATGATTTATAAGGATCTTCACTTCTAGCAGATACTTGTGAGTCAGGATAAGCCGGGAACCCGACAGGACTAATTTCAAATAAATCAGCTTGTGAGATGGTACGAACAACATTGTCCGGATCTGACTCATCCCATTCCTGCTTACGCATTCGAAAGCCGAAGCTTACACCGTCCACATCGCCACGCTTAATTGTTTCATAAGCATCGTTGCCTAGAGTAGTATTAGGTAAGTCCAGTTCAAAACGAAGACCAATATCATCTTCATAAAGACGAAGAGTACCGTTTTTAGTACGTCCTAATACCTTTGAAGTATCATGTGACCATAAAGCTCGCTGATCCTCATTAGTTAAAGAATCTGTGAAAGCACCTTTTTTAAATTGCTCTTTGAATCGTAGAAAATAG